TGTTGGGTTTTGGTGAAGAGAACTGGGCGGAAGAGATCCGCCCAGATTGAAGTTAGTCTAGAACGGAACCGGCGAGCTTCCAGACACAAGCACAGTAGTTGCATTCCCCACCGAGTAAGTAAGCGGGTCAGTTGCAAGATTATGCTTGTAAATGATTGTGATTCCACCAAACGAGAGCGTAAAGCCCCCGGCGTTGTTTCCCTCAAGCACGCGAGGATTGTAGCTAATGGCGGGCATGGCGGCCCCGTTAACCGTACAAGATGTTACTAGCAACTTGTTCGTCACGTCCCATGAAGCGGAGCACACCGGCTGCGTGGACGGTGGAAATGAATAGATAGGCGTGGGTGTTTGGGCCGTCAATCGAACGATCAAGCCGGTAAATAACACCAGAAACATTGCCGTCAATAGTCCGTTTTTCGTCATGTTGTTTTTGATCTCCGTTTTGTGATTTGTTGAAGTGATGTTCGATAAAAGCCATCCAATTACGGCAATCCTCCAAAGCCTTTTTGATAGCATCCGGCCGCTCCACTGGATACTGAGAATAGACACGCTCCCATTTCTGCGTGGGGGTAGTGTCTTCATTCGTTGCCCAAACCGTTAGCTTCCAGACTTGGGCAAATCCCTTGATGAACTTGGTTTTTTCACACTTGCAGCCAAAATCCGTGAAAGCAATGTCCGGTATCGGCCGCTTAAACTTGGCCTGAGAAAACCCCAGGAACGCACAAAGAAGCAAGCCATACACCAGAGTCGAGCAAGCGAGAGACAGAATGGCGTCTTTAAAAATGTTGAAGGTGTCTGCATCATGAAACATTACCGGCCCCTTTCCTCATTGCAAATATCCACGATGAACCGCACGCACATTGCAGCCAATTGAACGGCTTCTTTTCTCATTGCCGGAATGTCGCGTTTATTTTGGTTCGTCCACACGTGTTCTTTTAGTTCGTCAAGCTCTTCCAAAATGACGGCGTAACCGTGATGGGCATTTGCCATTATCGGCCAAAGAGACATTGCCCGGCGTGCTTCTAATTCCACATCACCGAGGGCAAGAGAAATTTCCGGCGTATTGACTGAGAGTATTTGTTGTGGACAAACACATATTCCGGGTGCCTTACAAACGAAGCAATCCATATTTCACTCCATAACCAGAAGGTGGTTGTTAAGGTCTGCCACATTCCCGGCCACGTGTTGGCGTACATCCCGATCAATCACGATACACCCGTGGCTCGCGTCATGCGTGGCATTGTCTCCGTGAATCCAGAAGTCACCACGACCGAACATTTGGTTTCCGTCTTCCGGTGTGAGCGGCATTGCTACGGGGCCCAGAACAGGGTGCAATTCGGCCGGGCCAATTGTGTAAGGGCCGCGCGGAAGCGGGCCCACATTGTGGACAGCTTGAAGCTCTGGATTGTTTCGGCCCTCGTTGCGGCCGGAATAACCTTTTCCAAGTAGTGTACCGTACATCCCGGTATCCGATATTGCATCTCCCGCCGTCTCTCCAAGTCCATTCACTCTCCAAAACTCACCAGATTTTTGACAATACACAAACATTGTTGATTTTTCCTCCAAAATCATGATACCATGTCTCCGTATTCAACACAAGTAGTTTAAAACAGGAGAGAAAAGAGAATGTCTGATAAAGCGGAAGTGTTGTTTCTTACAAAGATGAGCGTTAAAGCCCTCGGTTGCAAGCCGAAGGAAGCGGAGGAAGGAAAACCGGCCGTTCCACTATGCCAGATTTTGGGTATGGCAACCGGCCTGAAGCAAAAGGAGGAACCGGACGGCCGCGTTTCTTGTGCTCTCACCGGCAATTTTTTGGGGATTAACTTGAAAACCGGAGCGGAATTTCGAAGCGGTAAGCTGTATCTCCCGGCCGGGATTCATGAAACGGTGGAGAGCGCAGTAAAACAGCTTGCAGAGGGCGGCCCGGCCGTTCGTTTTGGTTTGGAAATTCGTTCCATCGCGGCCAACAATCCCATCGGTTACAGCTACGTTGCCAAAAACCTGATGCCGATTGAAGCCGTAGACGAACTTTCAGACTTCCGCAAAGCCCTTGCCGAAGCGAACCCGCCGAAGCAAATCGAAGCCACAGCCGGGCCCGCCGCACAAGCCAAGAGCGCAAAGAAGTAAGGAGACGCCCATGTCCAAAGAGAGCCAAGCCGCAAAACTTCAAGAGCGAATCAATAAGTTGAACGCCAGAAAAGAAGTGGCGGAACTTGCCGATAAGCTTAAGGCGGCCCGTGAAAAATTGCGGGCTTCTAAGAAGTAGGCGGAATTCCTACCGTTTCATTTACAGCCGGGGGCGCGGATTGCGCTTCCGGCTTTTTTATTTCCGTGGGCGGAATTGGAGCGGCGAACCCGGCCGGTTGATTCGTTTGTCCGGTTGTGATGGTGGCTGGATTCCTAAGTTCGACAATCAAACCATCAATCAATGTTGCAATGGCTTGTTCGTGGGGTATCGGAATTACCATTCCAATTTCGGCCGCAATCTGAAAGTATCCCAATAATTTCTGAAGCAATGAAACATGAACCGGCGTTTGTAACATGAAAACCTCCTATGCGGCCGCGAGAGCCGCTTTTGAAACTGCAAGATTTATTTCCCCGCTTTTCATCATGTAAATTCCACCGGCAATGAAAATCAATCCGCCGATGAATGCGGCCGCACGGCCGAATGATAAGCCACCCGCGAGCGGCCCGGCATTGCCTAACACGCCCGTTTGGGGCTGTGCCTTTAGAGCCGCTTGTTCTGGGGTAGGCGGAAGCCCTATTCCCGTCATGGCAGCATAGGCAGCCGCCACGGGGTCATATGGAGCGGCAGAGCCCGTAGGCGAACCGGCCGGGCATCCAACACCTGAACACTTTGGGGGATTCGTGGGCCCGCCAGAACCACCCACACCGGAAGCGGCCACGGCTCCACTGTAATCAATCACGTTTTGATTCTGGGGCCCGGCCGATGAAGGACTAAACGTAGTGAGATCGACGGTATTAGCGTTCATGAATCCCGTGGCATACAAATCCGACAATCCTAGGAGACTGAACCCGCCCATTAAATTCGAACCTTTCGACTCACGCTCAACGTAAGCTCAGGATATTTTTCAAGCGCCGAAACAGACACGGAAAACGAGCACAGCATTTCACCCTTGCGCCACACCGAACACAAAATTTTAGCACGATAGATTTCCAGATTCACAATTAGCTCTGATATTTCGGTAGTTTGTAAATCATTGGATGTATCCATTGTCCTGGGGCGGCCGGGGCAACATGAATGTTGTCAAACGGCAAGCCACTACCATTGAGAGAACGTCCGGCCGCGTGCGATAAAACAGCAACGTCCGAACTGTCAAAGCCGGAATTCATCACCTGTTCAGTGAACTTATCCCACACGCCGGGATAATTCTTTTCAAGATTGTCGATCAATTTTTTTCGATCAATCGCCATGCACCCTTGCCCTTGTCCATCCGTGAAATGGGCGTTATTGTCATGGCATGAGGGTTTACAAGCCGAATCGCCACAGCCACACGAAGATGCGGGAGCCCCGGCCGTAGACATTGCTTGAGACGGTTTCACCGTCGATAAATTCCGGCTTGGGGGAACATTGTAATTTAAATAATGCTGTCCCTGAGAATCGTTACCAAACAAGGCGGGCTGTGAAGCACGCACATTATCTAAAGCCGGTTGCGGATTTAAGGTGCTTGAGGATTGCGTTGAAACGGTTGGAGACGGCGAAACCGTGTTCGGCAAAGCATTCGCCACTGTCTGGGTTTGTGGAGAATAGTTCGGTAAACCAGATGAAGACGTAGACGGTTGGAACGACGTAGTTACGGATGCGGTCCCTTTACGAAGATAGAGCCACAATGCAAACACAGCCCCACCGATAACAGCGATGACTCCCCAGTGTTTTTTAATCATGGAATATACGCCCCGGCCCCACTGCCGAATGCGGCTTTAACTAAATTTCCGAAAAAGTTATACCTTGCCCCAGACGTGGCCGCCTGTCCGCCCTCAATAGCACTCGCACCCGTCCCAGACGGATTTAAAAGCAAAGAAGCCACGGCCGCCCGATTTGTGTTTCCAAGTTTTCCGGCTTTCAAAAGATCGAGAACACCCGATTGAGTAGCCTCACTAGCCGAAGTCTGGGCGTTTACCGCTGCTAATTGTGCGGCCGTATTTGCTTTCGCCACACTTCCCGCCGTAGTGATGGCGAGTTTTTGTACCGTGGTTTGATTGTTGCTCACAATCCGAGTAGTTTGGTTGTTTGTCGAATTGATAGCATATGCAGTTTTCGCATTAATATCGGCCACGGTTACACCGGCCGCCGTCTGCGTGTTCGTTACATCCGCCGCGATTTTGGATATGCTCAATTGAGTAGCGTTCAAATCCTTTGAAGCGGCTAAAGCATCGGCCGATTTCATCGCCTCAATTTGTGCTTGAATTCCGGCAATGTCCACACCGGCCCCGGCCGCGATACTTTCAACCTGAACTTGTCCACCCACTTGCGCCTGAGCCGTTTGAAACTGATATTGTGCGGCCGCCGTTGCACCCTGAGCGTTGAGTGTCGCAACATCCGTTGCATTTCTCCCATTGATCGTAAGGGCTTGCAAAGCCGTATCGCTTTGAATTTTAGCGAGCGCCGTTGCTGTGGCCGCATCCAATTGCTTCGCAGCGATGGCCGCCGAAATCTGATAGGCTTGGGCCGATTGAGCCGCTTGGATCTGTTGGGTCTGAACACCGGCCTGTAATTGGGCCGCTTGCAAAGCATCCGAGGGTCCGGCCGGGGCTCCCGCACTTACACTAGATGAAGATGAACGGCCCCGGAAGATAAAAAACAGGACAATCGCCGCGAGCACAAGCACGCCAGTTAAATACGGGTGGCGATGAATCCAGTCCATTACTAGGTTCCTTCCTCAGATTCCAACGGCTGTAAAACCATCATGCCAGCTTGTAACCCGCCAATACCGGAAGTCTTCACGGTAGGCTGTGAGAAAATTTGCGGGGGCTGTAAAACTTTCCATGGATTTGCCCGATACAGAAAACCCTGATTTGTGCTTCCGCTCCACGGAGTTTTCATCGGCAATTCGAAAGCGGGATCATAAACATAGTTCCCGGTTCCGGGAACGAATAAATCACCCTGATGAAAATGATAGAGCCCCGGATTTTGAACTGGGGGCGTTTTGTCGGGTCCGGTTTCAGAGTTGAAACCCACACCGAACAACGCCGAAAACAAAGCCGAACCGAAACCACCGGCCACCACAGATTTTTGTGGGATACCTGGGGTGGGTGATTGATTCACGAGAGCACCATTAACGGGCTCTGATGCAACGCGCGGCCGAAGTGAAGGGAATGTTCTCATGCCAGCAAACCTCCCGTGGAGGTTGTTTTGCGTTTCATTTTCAACTATTCACCAAATAACTCGGCTTTGGGTGGGGCCCCATTGCTTGGGGTGTTGCACCCTTGCCGTATTGTGTCGAAAGCGGGCTCCGCTCAGTTAAAGGATAGACACAAATCGAGCGGCGATTTCGAGCATAAAGCCACGTGAGCCCAATTAAGACGCCCACAAGCATATACTCGATTCGCCGCATTTAATAGAACTGTCCGCCCCCACCTGAGAACGAACCAAAGCCACCACCCGCACCCGTGACTGGTGAGAGAGCCACACCGAGGGCTCCACTGAAAGCATTTCCACCCGCGCCAATCACCCCGGCCGTGTTCGCATTTTTCGATACGAGTACGGCGATGATTGCAACGCCAACGATGGCCGTGAGAACGGTTACAACCGAAGTGATTAAAGATTCGGACATTCAAAAACCCCCAAAATTTCCAAGTGATGGAAGCGTTCCCGCTCCCATTGTACCACCCGTAACAGGTGCAACGGCCGCACCTATGATGCTCGAAAAAGATTTTCCGGCCGCCCCTAGGACGTTGGCCGTATCTGAATTTTTTGACACGACTACCGCAACGATGGCCACGCCGATTATGGCCGTCAAAACCACGATAACGGAAGTGATTGCCTTATCTCCCATGCGCTAGAATGTACTCGTTTCCAAGCTGTGCATGGTGACGGCCGCCGTTGGTAGAATCGTACCCGGAACCGGACACGTGTTCAAAACCACTTTCCAATGGCGAACCGTGGAAGCGGCATTCGTACCAAGCCCCACAATCGTTACACCGGCCCCGGCCGTGGGAATGACGTTCGTGTTTCCGGCCGCACTTTTTACGTACCAGTCATAAGCGAAACCGGCCGCCGAATTCTGGTTAGACCCACCCACCTGAGGAAACAAGGCGCAAATATTCGCGGCCGTGTCCGTTGTCATCGTAGTGGCCCCGGCAAACGTGGTGATAACTTCACCAATCATCTGATTAGCGGTTAGCGTGGGCGTCTGTGTGGCAAGCGTTGTAATCTGCCATCCAAGATTGGCATACGGGCCAAGTGGAGCCGGGTTCTGTCCGAAGACAAAGAGAGCGGCGATGGCAAGAAAAGCCGTTACCGTCATTACTCGTTCAAATCTGTTCAACATCGCGTTTTCTCCTTTAGTGAATAAGTTGTGATGCAACACCGGCAAAGCCGGGAAGGTTCAAAGCCCCAGTATTTCCGAGCGGGGTTGATGACGCATTCGGCTGTGGCGTCTGTGTGGTGGCGAGCCCTTTTGTAAGCTGTGCAAAAAATCCACCACCCACCCCGGCCGGGTTTCCCTTCGTAAGAAACAGAACGAGAATCACGAGCCCCAAGAGAGCCACAGAAAACGGCTTCACTTTCGGAACGTATCCAAGCGCCCCTATAATCATGATGGCTGCAATCCAGTAAATGAAATTGTTTTGTCCTGTAAAATCGCCCTTCACAAGGGCAGACAAATTCCCTTGTGTATTTTTTACGGCCGCAATTAACATAACGGCTCCGATGATAATGAGAGCGAAACTCATACACCCACCGTTGCCAGATACGCCGGTAATTCGCCCTTCACGGTAATGAAGACGATAAAACCAACGATCAAAGCGGCCGCAATAACACTAGTCTGATTCACGTGTCACCAAATCGAAAAGAATTTTTCCAAGCACAAGCAATGAGAGATAGTACAAAACATCGCTTATAGCTTGACGATAACCAAGCTGATAGAAGCCATCTTCTTCTGGCTTGATTGAGGGTTTACGAACCGCATCCCCAGAGGGCCGCTCACCCGCGAGCGTAGAGTTTTCCGAGTCCAACTTTATCCCCCAAACTGGGCATCCAATAACCGAGCACGTAACCGAGAGCAAGAATCCAAATGAAATGGCCCCAGTGAACTTGCAAGCTACACCCCTTTCATGAATTTGTAGTACGCGAAAACGATCAACGCGCCCACGGCCAAAGAGATCAAATGCGATTTATCGAAGCTCATTTCTTCACGTCCTTTTTGCAGTCATGAAACTTGCAATGAACTGCATGAGAAATTTTCTTTACCACTTTGCCCCCATTCTCATATGCCGATTCCCCGACACAGAAGAGAGCCCCGCTTGCAATTCCGAGTAACACAAATTTCATTCAATCCACGGCATTCAAAACGCGATTCCAGAACCAAGCGGCGATAATCAGGAGCCCGACAAAGAGCACCCAATTTAACGCGCTACCCTGAGTTTGAAATGGATGAGCGAACCACCCAATTACATTTGGGATCAATCCGTTATCGCCAGAATCGTTTGTCATGTTTCACCTTGTAGGACCGGGCCGGAACCGGAGGAAATCCCGGCCCTATCCAATCGTTAGCGCCCTAGGACGCGGCCAACGAACCGGCCATGCTCAGGGTTTGCACGAGGGCAAAGTCTTCATAACCCAGAAGGACGTAAGCCCCGGCTCCCGCCGTGAGAGCGTTCAAAATCAATTGCATGTTTCCATACTGAACCGTAGAAATCGGCTTTTCACGTGAACCGAAGTAATAACAGCCGGGAGGAAAATCGGCCTGAATCGCGTTTCGTTCCTGTTCGAGTGCAATTAAGGCGGGTTCCTTTTTCCAGATGTTGGTAAAGTTGGCCGATTGGAGAGCCCAATAATTCACGTCCGCCCCAACACCACGGGCCCCGGTTGCCTGAGTGTTCACAAATACGCCGATGGTCGAAAGGAAGTCTCGAAAATTGGCATACTGAATTGGAAACTCCTGATTTGGGACGATGGCCGTAACCACGGTGTTTTTGAGTTCGTAAATCGTGGCCAAGTCCAGAATCGGAAGCAAAACCGCGCCATTCGCCACGGGCAATTGATCCATATAAATCTGGTACACCGTGACAGTGGCCGCCGAAATAACCGCGAGCGCAACAGAACCGGCCGCATTTGCAACGTAAATTGCGGAGGTTGAATCCGTGCCATTCGCTACCACGGGAATGGGATTGAAAGTCAAATTCAACTGCATCGTGGCGTTCACCACGTTGGCGTAAACGGCTCCACGCAAATCGTCCTCAGAATACGCGAGCGGAACGTGATACCACATGGTTACGGTTCCGGTACCGGCCGCCGCGATAGACGAGGGCGCCGAAATTTCGCCGTTCCAATTCGAACCGTAATTAATCGGCGAATCAAAACCCGTGGTTCGCACAAGGGACGCACCGAAAGGTTGACGCCCCTTGATAGTATTAATCAGGTGAACGTGCCATCCAGTGGTCTGAATCCGGGTATTGTTCTGCAAATCGTTGAACTGGATTTGCGAGAGCACGTTTGATGGACCAAGGTCTGTCAGGTTGATTTGAACGGCGGAACCGTTCGTAACCGTGGCCACCACTTTAACCCAGAAGCCCTTAATGAGCCCCACGTTTCGCGGAACCACGTTAACAACCGGCTGTGAGTTCGAAATGTTCTGATTCGCCGGGGCCGTGAAAGTGTTGGCGAAAATTGATTGAGTGAATTTTACCGCACGGGCTTTGATGGCGGCCCGTGCCACTGCGTTCAACTGGGCTACGTTCTGTTGATCGGTTGCCATTGTGTTGCTTTTCTCCTTAATCAGGGTTCCTTTAGGGATTAGCTGTTTTGCCACATTCGCAACCCCAGGTGAACGGCGATTCCAGCGATAAGAACCATGAGCAAAACCGTAATCCAATTGATCGGGTGTTTCAGGATTTCGAAGTTTACGACTTCCACGGTTTACGCTCCCTGCCCCTTCCGTTGCTGGATAATGCGAGCGGCCGCCCCTAGGATGGCGAAACCAACAGCCACCATAAGAACTACCGTAATCCAGTTCGCCGGGTTCCACGAGATGATTGTCTCTTGTGCCATTTAAAGCAAAACTCCTATCGAGCACAAGGTAACACCACGCCGGGGTGGTGTCAAATGTTTTGTTGCGTAGGCATACGGCGGGCAAAGGTTTGTAGGATTTTTTCTTTCGGAGGACACGGGTAAAGGGTGTTCATCTTATCGGCTCCCACGTCATAGTAATAAGAATGATACTCCGGTAGCCGGTCCTTCATCTTGTGGGGAATGAACGATTGCACGGCTTCACGGTCTTTCGCGTGCTGCAAACGAAAAACCTGATGGAATTCCGATTCACTCAAAATGAAACGATCAATCCACGTGGGCCGTTGCGAGAGCGTAATAATGGGAATGTGTTTCGAACGCCCCTGAGTTAAGAGAGCACGGAACGCCGGGCTGTCTCTCCCGATCATATATCCCTCATCAATAAAAACGCCGGTATTTTCTTGTTCCCAAATCTGCCAGAATTGTGAATCCACTTCCACCGATTGAGCCGGGTGCGGATGAACTATATAAATCCCCGGCCGTTCCGGGATGCGTGCGTTTACGTCAAGTTCCACGGCCCCCGGAATTTCATTGATAAGTTCATCGTACTTGAAATCGTACACAATCCACGGCTGTATATCGTAAGAGCGGCCGGATAAATGCCATAGGGCCGCCTGAGTCTTTCCGCTACCAGTGGCCCCTACAATCGCGTGGCGTTGTGTATCGTTTGGAAACCGCATTACCCGCCCTCACCCCATAATTCCGATGGGCTCAATTCCGAGAGCGGCCGGGGTTTGGGCTCCGGTTCGGCGGCCGGGGTTTCACGCTTCACAAGTTGCGGTCTGGGCGCGGCCCCTGTCCTTTTGTATATACTTACGGCTCGCGGCCCATAGATCGAACCGGCCGCGCAACACAATTCAAAGATGGCGATTTTCTTTGGATCAAAAACCGTGGTGTAATATTTCGCCACGTTACGAACTGAATCCGCCAGTTTTTCGGATTCCTTTTCTGTTAGTTCCATTTCTGGAACCGATAGCATTTTCGCCACCATGAGATGGGCTGATAAAATGAGCCCGTCCAAATCGCTCAAATTCGACGGCGTTTGTTTGTTGAAGGTGGCGCTAGCGATGGGGGTACTTCTGGGGGCGTCTCCGGTTTTGGCTCCGCTTCCGGGGGGCCGCCCTCGTTTCCGCTTGGCGGGTTCAGTGGGGCCGGTTCCGAATTCGATGGGTTTGATAGCTTCGAATCCACCAAGTCTTTCAGGCTCGCTGATTCGCTCTTTAGTGCTGTCTTCAACGCCGTTAGCTCCGCTTTCAACGCTATTACTTCCGCCGTTAAAGCTGCCGTCTGTGTTTCGCTCGCCGTCTTCATCTCCACTGATAATTTTTCCAAGCGTTGACATACTCTCTCCGTTTCTTCTTTCAATTGCTTTGCAACGATTTCCGCGTCCGTGGGGCCGGGCCCGCCAAAAGTCTCACGAAGTTCTGGGGCTCCATCATTCTCCATGATTCCCCCGTTGCTGTTCTAGCATCCTTTCGATGTTTTTCAAACGAGCATCCCAGATATTCACCATCTGAATAATTTCGTTCACTTTTGCGGGCAACTGGGGGACTAGGACTTGCAATTGCGCCAACTGTTCTGGTGTGAGTTCTACCCCAAGCCCTTTCAAGAGCATTGCGATTACTGTTTCCATTTGAAACCTCCGTTAAATTTTAGACCGTGGCCCACACTACGCCGGGAATCGGAATATTGAAAAAATACACTGTGATTCCAAAGCGGCCGGTTGTTGGGTCCACTCCCGGCCCACCGGGGCATGTGAACGTCACTTTACAGGGCGAGGGAGACATAACGGGATAATATCCCTGGGTTCTCCCTTTCGTTCGAACCGTTTGTAACGAGCCGTTGAATGCAACATCCATGTTAACGTCCGTGGTGCTCATATCCACGAACATGGTTTGAATCATGGACAAAAAGCCCCGCTGCATTACGTTCGTCAAATCCAACGTATATTGATTGGCCAACGAAAAATCCAACAACACACGAACGGCCTTTGATCCCTCATCGGGAATTTGTTGGTTGTCGAGGGCTAGGTTAGTCAATTGATCCCCTTGTATTGCGAGCGTGTTAGCTACGGGCATACGTCAATCCTTTCGATGCTTGAATCGGATGCGGTAATCCAGTCCGTTGTGGTTGCTCACACAATTTACAACACGAACGAACATACGGGAGCGCAATTACTCCACCCCCACCGATAGACTGTTGATCGAGGGCTAGAATGTTGGCCGGGCCGAGGGCGGGCGAACTTCCGGCCGCTTGAAAATATGCGGCCGAACCTCCAGTAACTTCTACCATCAAAAATCGCGTGGTGTTATCAGCCGTATCATTAGTGCCGATAGTTTGGAACTGAAAAAATCCCACAGCCGTATTTGTGGTGAGAAGTTTTGGAGCACCCCAGACGGCCCCTGTTCGGCTCACAACGAAAAAATTCACGAAAGTTGAATCAATAAAAAGAATGTTCAACCCCACGGAGGTATAAAAAGCCACGCTAACCTGAGCCCCGGCATTTCCGGCTGCCCCTTCCATCACTATCTTTGTGTTGTCAACAAGCGTAAGGGCCCAAATAGGTGCATCCCCACTTGTGGCCGTGGCCACGTTGAGATGCCCGGCCGCATCCTTATAAGGTAGGGCTATTTCCCCTGTTGCCGGATTGAACGCCGGACGGCCAACACTCTCCGCAAGTGATTGCGTGTTTGCTCCACCTGGGTCAAAAATCGTAGCGATAACTTGAGCGGCCGCCGTAACGCTGTTGTCTGATTTGATCGTTCGTAAACGAACCGTCTTAGTGGCATACTCAACGTAAAACACATGGGTACGATCTCCCGAACCGCCCACAACACCAACACAAAAATCGTTATTGGCAAGTCCAGATTCCCCACAGATTGAATCAGCAACGGACCAAGCGGCCCCAGTCCAAACATCAAAACGAGTACGGCAAAAAGTTGGCCCACCGACTACCTCCGTTCCAATATATGGCACGACAAACGAACCATCAGAACGTGACACCAAATTACAGCCACGGGCCGTGGTTTCGTTGTAAGTCAAGATTGCCCCGGTTGCGTTTGGAAAACCATACGCCCCGGCCGTTGTTACAGTAGTCCATAAATCAGTGGACATATCCAGAAACGCTAGTTTTGCATTCGCCACGGAAACCACGGCCGTGAAAATTTTTGTTCCCACTAGAACACACGAGAGAAAACCACCCACGTTGAAATTGGGGCTCCCGGCAAGATTCACCACAGCCCAAGTGTTTCCGTTGTCCGTGCTTTTATAGGCCGTTAATTTATTGCCTACAATTCCGCTCGCGGTAATTACATAAAGGTTTGTCCCATTGATAAAGGGCCCCTGATTCCAGCCGGTGGAGTTCGAAAGGGGCGGAAGGTTAACCGAATCAATCGTTGCGGGGTAGGGCATTGACAGACACAAGGTATCAGAGTACCTTGACCTTATCAAGCGGAGACTGCCAGCCCCCGGAGCGTTCAAGACGGTCTTCCCATCGCTCCGGGGCTTTATAATTTAAGACCGTCTTTTACTGGGGAATCTTGGCATTCTTAAAGGATTTCAGGCGGGCTCTCGCCGTCCTGAAGAGACAAGGGTTAGTCGAAAATGTTGATGCTCGCTCCGCATATCCATCGTGGAAACGAAACGGAAAAACCCTCGGTTCCCTCGTTGAAAAATTTGATCCTATCGTTGAGGGAAAAGCAAGTGCTGTTCAGGTACCTGCGAAAGTTCTTCGCAAATATCAAGCGGCCGGACGCGAGACAACAAAAGGGAAAGTTATCGAACCGCACGGGCTTGACGAAACGGCATATTATGATCCGAAAACAGAAGCCATCATTATTAAGCACAAATCTGGTATCGAAAGAATTCAAATCCCCGTTCCGTTTCATAATCTTGAACAATGGGCAAATGATGTTAAGCGTAATAGTAGACAAATCAATGCCCTTAAGTCTGGTACAGAATCATTCGGGTTTCGATACTTTGGCAACAATGGTTCCGAGTTTTTTGGTAGTATCGGACTTTTCATTGATTTCATTCGACAATATTCTTCTTTTGAACACGCTCTCACCCACGGCAAGGGAGCCAATGTCTACAAAAACCTTGAAATTTTGCGTCTCAATCGTTCTGCAATGGGAAAATGGATCACTCCTTCGGAACGTCATCATAAACAATCTAAGGAATATTCACGCAAGCAACAAGCGAAGTTCCGGGCCCGGCTCAAGAAAAAACCCAAGTACATTCAAGCGGAGTATCGAGATGCGGCCGCCGAACGAATGAGACGTTTTCGGGCCCGTATGACAAAAGCGGAACGAGCCCAATACCGAAAAGACGCGAAAAAACGGTGGAGGAAAAATGGGCGAAACAGAAAATGAATGGGATGATTGGTTCTTTCTGGAAACACCAAAATTAGGACGGAGGCTTGATTTTCGATGCAAGAAAAAGATTGGCGGGCCCTCGATATGTCAATTGGACAACGCGAGGGAAAAGAAGAAAAATTAGTACGTTACACTTTCCGTCCGGCCGAACATGGGCGAATCGAAATTATTCATATAACCGATTTGCAGATTGGTAGCAAAACCTTTTTGCGTGGCCGTTTTCTTGAATATCGTTCGTGGCTTTTGGCGAGTCCAAATCGTTTTGTACTTTTGGGTGGTGACGTTGTGGACGCGGCCACAATTCTAAGTGTGGCATCTCCATATGACAACACGAGCGAACCGATAGACCAAGTGGACGAAGCCACCGAATTGCTTGAACCTTTGCGGGCTCGCATCCTGGGTTACGTTGGGGGAAATCATGAACGCCGAACCATCAAAACTTTCGGGGATTGCGGCCGCACCATTGCCAAAAATCTTGGTGTTCCGTATTCTAGGGGTGTTCAGCTATTCAATATTTATTTTGGAGATCATAAGCCGTTCAAGATTTCCCTGTGGCATGGTGGCGGGAGTGCTCAAACGCGCGGGGCTCAGGCTCAAACACTTCACCGATTCATGAATCAGGGAGATTCGCACCTGTATTTTATGGGCCATCTCCACAAAGCGATGATTCTCCCGGACTATCGCCAACAACGGGCCGGGGATAGAATCAAGCTACAGAAGCTCATGGGTGTAATGTCTTCCAGTTTTCAGGGTTACTGGAATTCTTACGCCGAAGTTTCCGCCATGACTCCCTTCGATGTAATGATGGGCCGGGCCATCCTAGAACCCGATGGAAAATGGGAGGTAACAATTCGGTGAACTGGGATTTAGTTGACAAACAGCGCGAAATGTTTGGGGCCACCATAGCCGAGGGCTTCACTACTTTTGAATATGCGGCCCGGTACAAGCTGAAAATGACAACGGCCCGCGAGCAACTTGCTCGTATGTGGGCGTCCGGGGTGATTGAGTATATAGGATACCGGCCGGGCCGGGGCCGCCTGAAAGTCTACCGTCTAAAACACAATGCGACAAATCGCCGTAATCGACCTTGAAACAGACCCGTTTGAATACGGGAAAATGATTCAACCTTTTTGCGGAGGATTCTACGATGGAGAGCGTTTCGCCTCGTGGTGGTCTGGAGATTGCGTCGGACAGATTGTGGATTTTCTCAAAGGAATCGAATTTCCGCTTATTGTCTACGCTCACAACGGCGGACGTTTTGATTTCTTCTATTTCCTCAAGTATCTTTCGGGTGACTTACAAATTATCAATAATCGAATTGTGCGTGCGAACCTGGGAGCCCATGAACTTCGGGATTCCTACGCTATCATGCCGTTCCCTCTTGAACAGTACCACAAGACGCCCATTGATTATGAAACCTTCCGGCCGGGAGTTCGGGAAAAACATCGTGATGAAATCATTTCCTATCTTAGAGATGATTGTGTGGACTTACACACGCTCTGTACTAGCTTTTCTTCGGAATTCGGGGATGCTCTAACAATCGGCTCCGCGTCTCTTCGTCAACTGAAAAAGTTTCACAAGTTTTCTAGTGGTAACGCAATCTATGACGCCAAATTTCGTAATGATTTCTATTTCGGCGGCCGTAACCAAGTCTTCAAATCAGGTATCATTAAACGGCCCATCCGGGTCTATGATGTTAACTCAATGTACGCTTCTGTCATGCGTGATTGTCTTCACCCAATTGGAACGGGCATCATTACCGATTCTGTGGTTCGAGCAAATACTGCTTTCGTTGTCGTGAACGGCCGTAACGATGGGGCATTCCCAGTACGCGCGGAAGATGGCTCGCTAGACTTTACCAAACCCTATGGCACTTTTCACGCTACGATTCACGAGTTCAATGCGGCCCTTGAGACTGGAAGTTTCCGGCCAAATCGTATCATCAAAACGATGGGCTTCTTACGTCTTGAAACTTTCAATGAGTTCGTTTCCCACTTTTACGATGCACGGGCTAAGGCTAAAAAAGATGAAGACAAAATTCGCACGCTCTTTTATAAATTCGTCCTCAATTCCGCTTACGGAAAATTCGCCCAAAACCCAGAAAACTATTTCGATTGGAGAATCGCCCCTATCGGCGAACTGTTCAATGAATGGCATACCTGCGAAAAATCTTGCACGCTCCCATGCCCCTTACTCTGGAGCCCGTCTTTTATGAATAGAGAGTACATCATTTGGAAACGCCCCATACAGCGAAGTTTCTATTATAATATTGCTACGGGGGCGAGTATCACCGGGGCGGCCCGTGCTGTCCTATTAAGGGGCTTACGTGCGGCCGATTCACCGTTATACTGCGATACTGACAGCATTATATGTGGTGGGCTTTCATCTGTTAAAATTTCTGATACGGAACTTGGTGCTTGGAAGCTCGAAACCACTGGAAGCATGGCTGCAATCTGTGGGAAGAAACTTTACGCTATCTTTGATGAAACGGGGGCGTGCGTTAAAAAAGCACACAAGGGAGCACGGCTCACGGGTGAAGAAATTCTGCAAATCGCTCGCGGAAAAATCATCGAAAATTGTAACCCGGTTCCGGCGTTCAAGTTCGACGGAACACACGCATTCACGAAAAGAAAAATAAGGAGAACAGCCACGGTATGACGAAAACGCAAAGCGTTGTTTTGAGATTAGTTTTTTGCCTGTCCATTTTTCTGGGTGTGTTTCTGGGGGCTGCGTTCTCCCAGAATGCTCCGAACTGCAATCAGCAAAATTTTATTATGACGGCGGCCGGAACGGTAACACAAAACGGACAGACTACGAATTTTAACGCCACGTCTGCTAAGTGTGTGGCGTGGACTTTCAGTTATTTCTCGGAGGGTTTTTCTGGCGTCTCAATTCAGATTGAATCGGCTCCTGATAACGCCGGGGTTCCGGGTGCATTCACAATTATTCCATCCGCCAATATCGCCATTGGAACAAACCCGTTAACCGCAACCACGTTTGGAACAATGACAATTAGCGGTTACTTTCCCTGGGTTCGTGTGAATCTCACTACGGCCACGGGAACGGGTGTTGTGAATTATACTCTCGTGGGAAATAGCTATGTCGGCCCGGCATCAAACACCCTTGCAAGCACCGGAGCGGCCGCCACCACAGTAAAAGCTATCGGCCCAGATGCCCCCGGCGTTGCACCTACTCAAAACCCGGTTCAAATTGGGGGCTTCGATGGAACACTCGTTCGTAGAATTTTAACTGATACTTTGGGTGATGTTCACGTAACGAATCAGGGATTCACCGGGGCCGATGCTGTGCCAAATGGTAACCTTTCAAATCTTGGAAATTCCGGGGTAGCAAATTTGCTAACTATTTCTCCATTCCTTTACGATGGGGCCACACAATGGAACCGCCAACGTTCGGCGGGCGTAAACTCGATGCCGGTTTCCACCACCTTAACCGGCCGAAATTCCATCGGCGCGCAATTGCAAGAAAAGGGATCACGTGGCGTTGTGGTGAGTAACCCGGCTGCTGGAAGCCAAGCAACCGCGTCCGTTGCGGCGGCCGCCGCTGTTTCACACGTTCTAGATTGTGTTTCCTTTTCCGCGTCCTCCGTTGTCGCGCCCGCCCTCACAGCATTAACGATAAATGCGCGTGATGGTGCTACCGGCGCGGGAACGATCATATGGACTTATACCGTTGCTATCACGGCCGCCACGGGCCAAAACGTAGTGCCGCACTCCATTTGCGGCTTAAATCTTGTGGGCACGGCAAACACCGCAATGACGGTAGAATTTTCGGCCGGATTGGCAAGTTTGTCTGAAGCGGTTTCAATGACGTTCTTTAATATCAACTAGGGAGAAAAACCATGAAATTCACCGTATCAGTAAATCTCGCAACGAATGTTGTAACGTGGACAACCTACGATCAAAACGGTAACGCCATAGTGAGCAATACAGCCGCTACACTCGCGGCGGCTGCAACGGCCGCCATTGCATCGCTTAAAGCATTCATGTCTTCGCAGGCGTCCGCTCTTACCACGTTGCAAGGGAGCGTGTAAATTGCCTACATGGCTACAGCGCCTAATTAACGCCGCTTTCGGCAGCCCAACGGACGCGGGCTATCTCGGTTTTGGTGGTGCCGGACAACCGGCACCATACTTACCGGCCGAGTCCATTCCTAAGCTCTATAATCCATCAACCAGAGCGAACACCACGGTTCAGAATCAAACCGAATATGCCACGCCGGAAGTAGCTCATGCCGTGGCATCCACCCTGGGGGGATTTGTGGCGGCCCCGTCCATCGTTAATCAAGCCGGGGGTGCCGCGAGCCCGCCCAAAGAACAAGTGGTGATTCCCGGTTTGCCGGGTACCCAAAATGCCGGGCTCCTTTACAAAACCATGAAAGACGCGGCCGCGAGCGCCTACAAAGGGCCCCAGAGCAATTTAGCGAACAATGTGGGGGATAATCCTAGTTCGGCCGTCTATTTAATTGGCTCGCTCGCCGTCCCATACGATGTTTGGGCGAAATGGCACGCCACAATTCACACGGAGGTAAATACCCATTAATCCAGCCGCGAAGCGGCTCTTTCAGGATGAATTAAACAATTTCGCATGTTGTTGATAACAAAGGGCCGATTTCCCTTGACGGGGCGGCCCTTTTGGGCCCATAATTAGGGCATGGAAAAACAAAACAAAATGTTTTTGACGGCGGACGAAGCGAAAAAATTAAATCTCGGTTCGGTTCAGGAACAAATAGAAAAACACAACAAGCGCGTTCGGGAGGAAAAACGCGTTTCCGAATTCACCCGCGCTAACGGGCTCGAAACCACTTTTCAGAAATAGTGCTTGACGTGTATGCTCAATAAGTTCTTTTTATGGTGGTGCAAAACCTTCCACCGGCCAATCACTCGCCCAATTTTCGGGCATTACACTTGCCTTGTTTGTCTTAAGAGGTATCCAGTTCAATGGGAAAAAGAAAAGCAAAGCTCATCGGTGGTAAATATATCAATGGGTGGAAAGCGCATCGCAGGGCCCGGATGCCGCGTTCGTTCGTCCGGCCGGAAGATAGGATAGATATTACCGATCTATTCTCCACACAGCCGTTATTCGCGTCCGGCATCCCTTGCCCGGCCGTCTTTGAGCCCCTTATTCATTCCCCGAAAGGAAAATCATGATTCAACGAAATAGAAAAAATCCCCTAGGGGCCACGTCCTGGGATGATTACTGGGTTCCCCGGCCAAGCGAAAGCACCGGGCCCGTGAAAATCATCATGGAAAATTTCAAGGTGGTTGACCCTGATGCTATTCTTTCCCCGTCCTTCCGGCCGTCTCCCGTCCCACCGAAGCCAATGAGCCCCCGTGAAATCAGGATTGAAAATATCCTTACTTCATGGACTCTTAAACCTAATTTTTGGCCGGAGTTTTTCTAATGACTTGCAAAATTTGCGGGGCTCCATTTGAAAAGATGTTTACGGCGGCCCTTGTTATCACAATGGGTTCAAGCCCTCCACTTCCGGTTTGTTCATCCGATTGTGCCATTAAATTTTTGGGATGGAGACGCGGGAAACAAGCCTTTCGACGGCGGAAGTATTGCGCCACGATGGACCGTGGAGAAAAACGAATCGAGCGTGCAATTGCCGATAAATACGAGGGAACGGAAGATTGAAATGCGAATCTCTGACTTAGCTATTCTCATGTCGGAACAGTTCATCAAAATCGGTATCGCCATCCGGGCCGATCTAGT